ACCTCTAGCCTTCTCTTCATCAACTCTAATACCTCTTCGCCTCGTATCTATCAAAATAGGCAATAATTCCATCTCCATTTCCCAAACATCGTGCAGGGACTGCTTAGATAGCTCTGTTTTTAGCACTTGCCATAAACGTAAGGTTAGGCCTGCATCTTGCTCAGCATAGAAGCCTACGTAGCCCGCAGGCAGCCTCCACATGTCAGCTTTTGGATCAATTCCCCATTCTTTGGCTTTTTCATTCAAAAACGTCTCATTTTTAATTTCACCTAAATAATCTTTAGCACATGCATTTAAACTAAAACTAAATCTGTTTTCATTGATTAGTGCAGCAGCAATCATAGTATCAACTATCTTACCTTTGATTTCAAAACCATTAACTAATAGCCAACCCACATCATAACTTGCGTTATGAAATATTTTAGTGGCATCAGTTTTTAAAATATCTTGCATCCAAGCAGTGGTAATGGCCAAGTCCATGTTACCACCAGCATCATGTTGAATTGGGAAGTACCATTGTTGACCGAGTGCAGCCACAGCAAAACCAACTATTCCACCATCAAAGGTTGCCCATCCTGGTCCTTTAGTTTTTATGTTTGGATCTTTAGTCTCCAGGTCAATTGCTATTTCAGTTGCTTGAGATAAGTCTGGATACTCTGATGGAGCTACCCAATCACTATCATTGTATATAAAGTTTAATTGATGAGTCATTAGTTTTTAAGTTTTGCAGTTTGTCCTTCAGCATATAAATTTTGTATTGCTTCACTCATAGGAATTTTACATTCGAATATATAACAATCCGCACAATAATAAACTTGTTTATGAATAATTACTGAAGGTATTACATTACACACTTCACATTTAATTAATCTACTTTTCTTTTTTGGCATCTTTTAAATGTTCTATTTCTAAATCACAATAGTGTTTTATTTTTTCTAAATCTTCTATTTGTTTTCCCTTGAATAAATATCTACAAACATATTTTATAACGTTTGCTTGAAATGGGTTTAAACCATTTTTTCTAATAAATGTCCAAGGTTGAATTAAAAAGTGTTGGTAGTGAGATCCCCCAATTTGTCTATCTTGTGGAAATGCTTCATCGAACATACTTTTATCTGACATAGTTAGCCTCATATTGTTTGTAATATTTTCCCAATGGAAAATTATATTGGTGATAGGTACCCAACAGATGGAGTGTGCTTTTAGATCTAGTGGCACCCGTATACCAAACCCTAAGTTCTTTTACTTTATCTGCTAAATTTTTTTTATCAAAGTGTGATGGAAAATTACATTTGCTCGCCAGGACAACATTATCTGCTTCACCACCTTTTACCTGGTGTATAGTATCAATAATTATTTTAGGAGGTTGTGATAAATCCACACCTTCTTTCATAAGTTTTTGAAAATACTTTTTATCTTTATCTTTAAATTTTCTTTTAAACACTTCAGTCCAAGGACCCTTTTCGTCTCGCATACCACACCTTAAATGTAATTCATCAAAAGTAAATACTTGATTTGGATGTGCAAAACTCCATTTTTTACTGTCCGTTGACCGGTAGCCGTGGTCAATGTTTAACAAGAACTCGTACATTGTTGTAGCTTCTTCTCTAGTAATACTACCACCCTCACAAATCTTCTCCCAATAATTAATTGCTGAAAATTGATTAGGATCAAAAGACTTATTATTTTTTTGATCTTGGTAATACAAACCTAAGTTCTTTGCCTCCTGCTGCAACTCCTTTTTCACATCATTAATTCTAGCCAACACCATCCAACTACCATCCATATTCCAAGGTACTTTTTTTAAACCACCCCATCTATAGATTGCTCCCTCCTTACCATTTGAGTGAAATTCTTTTTGAACTCTGTTATCTCCCATACTATTTAGTAAACAATTGGAAAAGAAATGTATATTTTTGTTTAGTCTAACTGACTTTTTTAACACTAAAGTTTTACCTGGAAAGTTTTGAAATAGGTCCACATCGGCACCATTCCATTCGTAAATTGCTTGATCATCATCTCCCGCAATGTAAACTCGCTCTACTGCACTTGCTATCTTTACAACCATATCCCACTGCAACGGTGTTAGATCCTGAGCTTCATCTACCATCAAAACCTTAAAAGGAATAATTAATCCATCGTTAATAAATTTTTCTACCATGTCAGTAAAGTCTAACCTGTCCGGTGTCCGTTGGCCGTTCTCCATCTCCATTGTTTTAAATTCTTGATACCCTGCAATGATAGATTTGAACTGTTGTAATCTAACAGACTTTCTAGTTTGTTGTTTATATAACCACACAGGATCAACTTTCATGTTTCTTGCCCTGTCATATATTTGAAGTGACCAGTTGTTATAAACTTTCGCATCATCATAATTATCTTTGTAACCAACCTTCACAGTTCCGTACTGAGTATGAAACATCAGCAGGTCTGCCTTTGGATCTAATACGGGAATTTCAGCAAACTGTTGTCGGGCCAAAGAATGTAGTGTTCTAAAATATGTGAAAGCATCTTCATCATAACCTTTAAACTTTTGTCTTACCCTTGCAACACATTCATTAACAGCCTTGTTGGTAAAAGATACGTAACAAATCTCATCTGGTGAGTAACCTTTTTCTAAATATCTTTTAACTCTTTTAAGTAAGTTTTCAGTCTTACCTGTACCTGGAGGTCCAAATATTTTAATTGTCTTCCCACGCAGCTTTTGCTTTAACGAACTTGACATCTTTATTTCTGTGCTCACTCTGTTTTGGCAGCGCTACTACCCAGTGCCTAGATTGTATACCTTTAAACTTAGACTTGGGTTGTGCACCTCCTGTTTCTAAAAATTTTGTACATTCTTTTTCATTCCAATTATAACCCATTTTTTTCATAAAGTTTTTAAAGGTTTCTAATTTAAATCTCATTTCGATATCATCCTTCCAAATATTTCCAGAATCTATTTGATCAAACTCAGTAGTATCTTCAACATCTTCAAGGAACCTAGACATTCTAGAATTAAACACATCAGTAAGTTCCTCCACACCATCAAAGCCTTCCATGTCTTGTTTGTTAGACATTAACTCTTCTAGCCAATCTCTATAAGGATCTGGATCTCTTTTGGTTGGTTTTAAAGATCTCCAAACAATATCATAATTAAGCAGCGCTTCTCCTAACAACTGCTGTTGGTATAATTGTTTTGTTGATAATCTAATTGATTTACCTTGAATAGGTAATATCCAATAAGGTTCTGGATATGAATTTACTTTTGTAAGTTTACCAACTTCAGGCAAAGCTTCATTCTTACCAATACCATGTGCTCGTCTTAAACAAGTTGCAGAGGAACAATGCATTCTAGCAATAGATGTTTTACATTTATAAGTATATTCTTTATTCTCTACACCTTTAAAAATATTATTTAACTCCTGCGGATGGAGTGGTTCAGAGCATACCTTAGACATCATGTTACGTGTCCAATCTTCGTACATTACAGGATCTGGATTTATTTTTTTAGCCAACACAGCTACATTAAACATAGCATCATTACGACCTTCACCTTTGTTAACTTTATTTTTCATAAAATTAACTACACAAGGTGGATAATCTTTTGTGTCATCATCTTGAAATACTTTTAGCTTTTTAAATTGTGCAGGGGTAAGTCTATATTCTGATACAAACTTAAATAAATTTTCTAGTTTAATTGAGTTGCCATCATTATCCATGCAAACTCTTGTTGTCATGTGTGCTTTTTGATAAGGCAGGTTTACAAAATTACCTTTTCTTTTTTGATCCCAACTCTCAGGAGTTAGATCAACTTCATCCTGCGCAGGGTAAATATCAGTTGTTGTATCATTGACACCTAAATCAGATGCGATCTCTAATAATTTTTTTCTCATTGATGATGCTGCAACAACACCATCAATGAATAAAATTAAATGGAGTCCGTTGGATTTTGATCTGAATGGGACGAGCGGGTATTTCCTTTTCCGTATAACTGATATAACTTCCTTATGTTGTATATTGTAGCGATCAACATCGATGACCCCCCAACTGCATGAATTATCATCTCTGATAGGGACACTTCCATAATATTTTTCTCCTTTTAAATGTTGTAACCAATCATCCTTGGTCATGGGTTTAGGTTCAACCCAATGTCTGAATTCTTGCTTACCATCACGATCACGTTTGTGACCTAAAGGTACGGAAGCGCCAAAATATGTAGTAGAGCCTTGGAAGAGTTCTACAAACTCTCCCAAGGTCTTGTCAAGTATCTCCATTGTTAGAATGGAGTTTTTTCTGTTTTCTCTTCGTTGGAGTGATTCGCTCTCACTGCACCTTTTTTACATGACTCATAAAAGTCATAAGCTGCTTTGATTGTTTCTTCGCTCTCAACTTGTCCTGTATGCTCAATCTCCCAACCATACCAAGAACCTAAGTTGTTCTTTTCTAGAACTGTCTTAAGTTTGTACTGTTGAGTAAATGGTGCAGGTCTAAAGAAACCTTTACCATCTGCTTTTTTGGCTCTTAAGGACATCATCATTGAATTC